TACCGATCTCTCTCCACTCGAAAAATTTGGCTCTCCGATGACTTCAAAATATCCAAAGAAAAAAAAAGTTATCCGAAAGAATCCGAAAGAATCCGCACAAATAAAGAAGAATCCGGTAAAAGTTACGAATCCTATTTACGGCTCGAATCGTGTCGCGATACAAATTCTTATAGATACTTTATGGAATATGGGCCGGCTAGAAAAAATAGATTCCGCGCGTATCGAGATATGTCGACTTCTTGCCGAAGCAGTAGACGCAAACCCGGAAAACGCGAATCTATGGCGACAGTATCGCGAATCCGAAGAAGTATTACGATCGGTCGGCGCTAAAGATGTCGAAGATTTTAACGCCGTCATCGCTTCAATATGGAGCGATTCCCCGCTTCGCGACGCGACGTAATCCGCATCGTAAAACTCGCGGAGCAGAATTAGCGGCGATCGCTGGACGTCTCGGCACTCCGCTTATGGCGTGGCAAAGACAAATAGCCGACGTAGGTTTAGAACTTTTAGACGACGATAAAACGCCGGCGTATCGAGAGATCGTTATTACCGTCCCGCGTCAATCCGGGAAAACTTCGCTTCTTCTCGCTTGGGAAGTGCATCGCGCTATAGCTTGGGGATCTCCGCAAACTATAGCGTATACAGCTCAAACCGGCTTCGACGCGCGTCGTAAACTTATGGACGATCAAGTACCAGCGCTACAAAACTCCACACTCGCGCCGGCAGTAAGACGGATCTACACGGCGAACGGTAACGAGTCGATCATATTTAAAAACGGCTCAAGAATTCAAGTGTTACCGTCTACTCCGTCCGCTGGACACGGTAAAACGCTTTCGTTAGCGGTACTAGACGAAGCTCGCTTTGATTACGAGGGAATTCGCGAAGCGGCTTTACTCCCGGCTATGGCAACTAAACGCGACGGACAAATAGTAATAGTTTCTACAGCCGGGACGGCCGAGTCCGTTTATTTTCGTAACAAAGTAAACACGGGACGCGAAGCGGTAAAAAATAATTTAGTCGGCGGGATCGCCTACTTTGAATACTCGGCAGACCCCGACGACGATCCTTACGACCCGACAGTATGGGCTCGTTGTATGCCCGCTTTAAATTTTACTATTGACAAGTCGGCGATAGATCACGCGCTAAAAACTATGTCGCTTACAGACTTCCGGCTTAGTTATTTAAACACTTGGACGACTCAAGACGATCGACTAATCCCGGAAAAAGTTTGGTTCGGATGTTGCTCGGCAAAGGTCGCGCCTATGGGCCGGCTCTCTTTCGGTCTAGATGTCGCTTTAGATCGCTCGAGCGCTTCGATAGTGGTCGGCGACGAGCAAGGCCGAATAGAAGTTATCGAGTCCCGTCCCGGCGTCGCTTGGGTATCTCAAAGATGCTTAGAGATCGCTAGACGTTGGAAAGCTCCGATAATCGTAGACGGCTATAGTCCAGCTGGAGCGCTAGTAGAGCCGTTACAGAATCTCGGCGTGAACGTAGTTAAATATAAAACTCAAGAAGTTATAGCGGCTTGTAATCTTCTTTACGACGCGATTCTTGATCGTAACGTAAAAGTCAAAACGTCCAGCCTTTTAGACGACGCGATACTAAACGCGAAGAAGCGGCAAGTCGGTCAGTCGTGGCTATGGGCGCGACAAAGTTTAGACGCCGATCTTACGCTTCTTTACGCTATGACTCTTGCGTGGCATCACTCCGTCCACCGCAAGATTGAGACTAAACCTAGATCGTTAATTTTTTAGCGGAAATATGCTAGCGTAAGTTTTAAGATGCCTATTTTCGAGCGCTTCAAGTTAAAAAAACGTCAGAATATGCCGTATGGTAATCCAAATAGCTACGTCGATTCTTTAGGACGTGTATCGCGTTATTATAATAATGTTTACGCAGGGACTTTCGTAGATGAATCTACGACGCTATCTATTCCGGGATTATGGCGCGGAATAACTTTAATCTCCGACACGATCGGAGCGCTACCTATACACGCCTATAGAAGCGATACACGTTTAGAACCTACTCCGCCGATCTTAGAGCGACCATATCCGAACGAAACGCGAATCGAGACGCTTTGCGCTATGGCGGCCGCGTTACTGATACACGGAAACTATATAGCGATTCTCGGAGCGATCGGGCCGAACGGATATCCGGAATCTATTTATCCGGTATCACCGACCCGCGTACACGTTGAAAGAAACGACGGAGTACTTACTTACAAAATTAACGAAGAAACTTATGACGCGTCTCAGATAATGCATATAAAAAACTTTACGCTTCCCGGTCAAATAGTCGGAGTAGGTATCGTCGGCGCTCAACGGCAAGGAATCGGATCGGCTTTAGCGATGCAAGAATACGCCGCTAAATACTTTGACGGCGGCGCACAGCCGACCGGTATTCTCTATAGCGATAACGCCGATCTCTCACAAGATGAAGCGGATATGTTAAAGGCCGTTTGGATGAGACACTACGGCGGGACGTCTCGCGAGCCGGCAGTATTAAACGCTTCTACAAAATTCCAGCAGTTATCAGATAATGCAAAAGATAGCCAGCTTGTCGAGTCGCGTCAATTTTCGCTTACTGAGATCGCTAATATGCTCGGCTTACCGGGCTACTATCTCGGCGCTCCGAACTCGTCGCGTACTTATTCGAACGTAGAGCAAGAGCAGTTGCAATTCTTACGCGGTATCACTCCGCTAATTACGCGCATTGAGTCGGCGTTTACTGATCTTCTTCCGCGCGGACAATTCGCTAAATTTAATACAGACGCGCTACTTCGCTCAGATACTCTTACTAGATATCAAGCTCACCAAATAGCGCTCTCCGCTGGATTCTTGACAGTAGACGAAATACGACAAGACTTTGAGAACCGTCCGCCGATCGGCGAACCACAAACTACTTTAGACGCCGCTTCGCTTGACGGTATCACGCCATTAGTCGATCCTATAGATCTAGGCTCTATCGTATGACGTTAGAAACTAGACAATACGAGAGCGAGCTAGAAGTACGCTCGGACGGCGACGGTCGGACTATATGCGGAATATGTGTCCCGTATGACGTAGAGACGCGCATACACGCGGGACTAGTTGAAGTTTTTAGACTCGGCGCTTTCGACGCGGTAACTCGCGCCGCTCATCGCGTAAAACTTTTACAAGGCCACGATACTAAAAAAATGCCGTTAGGAAAAGCGACAGTACTTAAAGAAGATACTCGCGGCCTGTACGGAGAATTTAGAGTATCTAAAACCGATGCCGGCGATCAAGCGCTTGAGTTAGTGCGCGACGGAGTACTAACAAATTTATCCGTCGGATTCCAGCCGCTTAAAGATCGTAAAACTCCCGGCGGAATTGTTGAAAGAATTAAAGCACACTTAGCCGAAGTTTCTTTAGTAACTTTCGGCGCTTACGGAGACGCGGCCGCCGTGTCAGTGGTTAGAGAAGTAGTTGATAAACCGAATCTCGCGGAGCTGGAGAATCTTTTAGCAAAACTCCGAAAATAATTTAATGCCGTACTCGATAGAAACAAATAACGAAGCTTGCGCGAACGGATACGCGGTAGTTAAAGACGTTGACGGTACTTTAATCTTCTGCCACAAAACAAGACGCGAAGCCGTCGCACAAATAGCCGCGCTAAATATAAATGAAAACTATCGAGCGCTTCCCGAAAACTATCGTCCAGCTTCAAGCGATAACGTCCCTGCCGGCCGTAGGTGTGGAAATTGCTCCTACTTCGCCGGAAACTATTGTTCGCTATGGGACGCTCAAGTTATGGCGTCTTACTATTGTAATAAATGGCAAGGTAGCGCCGAAGATCGAGCCGAAAGTTTTACACCGACTCAAGAAATGAGAGCCGAAGCGCGTCGCGGTCTTGAGTGGCGTCGCGCGTTCGGTCGCGGCGGGACGGAGATCGGAGTAGCTCGCGCTCGAGACATCATTAACGGGAATCTTAGTTACGACACAGTTTTAAGGATGCGATCGTTTTTAGCGCGGCACGAAATAGATAAAAAAGGTCAAGGATTCACGCCTAACGAACCCGGTTATCCGTCCGCCGGTCGTATCGCTTGGGCGTTATGGGGTGGCGATCCCGGTAAAGTTTGGGCCGATAAAATAGTAAGAGAGCAAGCTGGCGGGAATACTTGAACTCCGAACACTCTTAGAGTACTCTTAGATCCACGACACCTCTTTTAGTCTTTGACGCACCTCGACACGTTCGACACCCGCAAAGAAACGAGCAAGACAACTCGACACAAAAACCGACACTCACTAAAAGGATAAAACTTTATGAACAATTTTTTAAACCAGCTCTCAGATAAACGAGTACAAAAAATGGAGTTGATTGACGCGACACTTGCTCGCGCCGCCGACGAAGATCGCGACATTACAGAAGTCGAAGACGCGAACGTAAAAGCGTTAGCTCTTGAAATTGAAAAACTCGACGCACGAATTCAACAAGTCGCCGAAATTGAAACACGAAAACAAGCCGCTAACGAACTTGCTAAACGAGTCGAAGTTTCAACACCGGAGACACGCGAAGCCGGCGGATGGAAAGTAACAAGCGAAGAGCCGACCTATCACGCTCGCGGCGCTAACTCGTTTCTTGCGGACGCGATCTCGGCGGAATTTAATAACAACTACGAAGCGGGCGAAAGAATTAACCGCTATAACCGTGAGATCACACTTCAAAAGCGCGACGTCGGTACGGCTCAATTCGCCGGACTTGTAGTCCCGCAATACTTGATAGATCTCTACGCGAATCTTGCTCGCGCTGGACGTCCCGTAGCGGATATCTGCCGTAAGCACGTCCTACCGGCTCAAGGTATGACGGTCAATATCTCACGCGTAACAACCGGTACAGCGGTTTCGTATCAAGCGGCGGAGAACGATACAGCTACCGAGACAAATATCGACGACACACTTCTAACCGTAAACGTGAACACCATTAGCGGTATGCAAGACGTCTCGAAGCAAGCGATCTTACGCGGAGCGAATATCGAGGACGTCGTACTTTCAGATCTTATTAGTGCTTATAACACTAAACTAGATCTAGGTATTTTAAGCGGCTCGGGATCATCCGGAGAACCTACGGGACTTAACACGGCTCTAACGGCGGTAGTAACTTACACCGACGCGAGTCCTACAGTCGCCGAGCTTTACCCGAAGATCGTAGACGCGATCCAGCGAGTACAGTCGGCAGTATTCGCCGGCCCTAGCCATATCATTATGCACCCGCGACGACTTGGCTTCTTGCTCGCCGCGACGGACACTACAGGACGTCCGCTCGTAGTACCTAATGCGAACGGCCCGATGAACGCGACCGGTACATATAGCGGTCTTGGTTACGGTCAAAGCGGACAATACTCGATGCTCGGCTTGCCGATTATCACCGACGCGAACGTAACAATTACTAACGGCGCTGGATCTAACGAAGATCTTATTTACGTCGTTAGCGCCGACGAGCTTCACCTATGGGAAGCTCCGGGTATGCCGACGTATGTTCGCTTCGAACAGCCGGATGGTAAGGTAGCTATCCGAATCGTGCTATTCGGATTTAGCGCTTTCACCGCTGGCCGTCGCCCGCTTGCTGGAGCGTATATCGGCGGTACGGGATTAGTTACTCCGACGTTTTAACTTTTATCTCCCGGAGATTTTTTTACTCCTTGCTCGTCTCCGGGAGATAGTTAAACTTAAGTTATGGTATTTAACTTTCACCAAAATTTAAAATATAATTTACTTCTTGAACGTGCCGGATATGTTGCTCGCAATTTACCGAAACGCGTAGCGGAAGTAGATCGGGAATTAGCTCGTCTTGACGGTCTGCTTTCGACCGGCAACACTCGGCCGCAAGACGAGCCGATACCGGCAAGCGAAGAAGTAGTAACCTTAGAACCGAAACGGAAACCGACAAAGAAGAAAGCGTAAAAAATGGCGATCTCTAACGGATATACGACGGTCGCTACTTTTCAAAGTTATACCGGTATGTCGTCGGTTACTGCCGACGAAACGGTAAACATAGAAAAAGCTATTGAGTCCGCTTCGAGATCTATAGATCGGATGACTAACCGCCGATTTTGGGCAGACTCCAGCGCTACCGCGAGACAGTATCGCGCGACGGACTTCTACCGTCTTTTCGTGGATGACATCTCTACGACGACCGGATTATTAGTAAAAACCGATAGCGCCGGAAATGGAAGCTACGCAACTTCTTTAACAATTAACACCGATTTTATTTTAGATCCGCTTAACGCTCCACAATTAGAGCGACCATATACGATCATTACGCTCGTCGGTACGACGCTATTCCCGTCTCCCGTTAATCTCCGTCCCGGAATACAAGTAACCGCGAAATTTGGATGGTATAACGGGACTCCGCCGGACGACATCGAAGAAGCTTGTTTAATCTTGTCTACTGATCTAGTTAAACGCGCTTCGAGTGTAGGCGGCGTCGTCGGCTTATCGGAGTTAGGCGCTATCCGTATGTCGCCGTTAGGTCGCGACGTGCAAGCTATGGTAAGGCCTTACCGAAGAGAAGTTTTAGCGTGATTCCGTGATTCCGTCGGACGTTCGAGACGGCATAAAAACCGCCGTAAATATAACCGGTCTACGCGTCTACGATACGATTCCGGACGGCCTCGTCCCGCCGGCTTTAGTTATTGGGCAGATCTCTATAACTTGGGATTACGCTTTTAGTCGCGGACTCGATAAAGGCTCAGTAGATCTAATACTTATCACCGGCAGGATGTCAGATCGCGCCGCTCAAGACTATTTAGACGGCTTCTTAGTCGCTTCGGGAGCTTCTTCAATCAAAGCAAAGCTAGACGCCGCTCCGACGCTCCCTAAAGCATCCGTAGCGACCGTAGCTAGCTCTACTTGCATCTCGGCTACTCCGATATCGGTTAGTGTTAGCGGCGTGGAAATGCTCGCGTATCGTTACACTCTAGAACTATGGGGATAAATGTCTAACTACGAAATAATCTCGTCGCGTCTTAAAGCGTTTACAGTAGGGCAGATCGTAACCGATCAAGATTTAGCGGCCGCTGGAGTAGACGTCGGCAAGTCTCTTGTAATCGCGTCTATAAAATTATCGGATGACACAAAGCCGGCGCGAAAGTATGCTAAAACTATTAAAGACGAAACGGAGATTTAACTTATGGCAACAGTAATACAACTAGGAAAAGCTACGACTTTTACGGTCGGCGGCGTAGATTTTAACGACCAACTTCGAAGTCTTTCAATGACTCGAAACGTACCGAACTTGGATTCAACTACGCTCGCTTCGACATACGTCGAGAATAGCGCCGGCTTAGAAAATTCGGAAACTACTTTTACTTTGCTCGGAAGTTTTCTTACAGCCGAAGCGATTCAATTCGCTTTCGGCGACGTCGGTACTACTTCGGTTATCGTTTACGAACCTTTAGCGGCCGCTCCGGGTGCTAGTTCGCCTAAGTACACTCATACAGGCGGCTTCTTAAGTTCAGTACCGCTCGTAGTGGCGGTCGGGGAGCTAGTTGAAATTACGTTAACTTACACCGGCGGCGCGATCGTTCAAGCCGTAGCTTAAATAGTGTTAAGAATAGTTTTAATAGTTGAAAGACGCGACGGCGAAAAGACGGAGCTACCCGTATTCCCGCCGGCGATTATCGCTTTCGAACGCTACGCAAAAATGGGGATCTCTACCGCGTTTTCTACTACTGATACAAAAATGGAGCATCTTTATTATCTTGCTTGGCTTGCGGAGCGCGACGGCGGTAACGCCGTTAAGCCGTTCGATGAGTGGACTAAAACCGTCGCGGACGTGGAAATAAGTAACGACCCAAAAGTTTAACGCGTAACTCGTTTAGCGAATATATCGCGGAGCTTGCTATAGAGACAGGTATCGCGCCTAACGAACTTATAAACACGTCTCCACTAGTTTTAGAACTAATCTACGAGGGATTAGTAAGACGTAACAAAGAGCGAAACGCTGGACGGAGATAAAACTATGGCGACCGGGACGTTCGGCTTTCGAGCAGATTCACGCGATCCGATTAAAATAACCGGACTCTCCGAAGTACAGCGAAATTTAAGAAAACTATCTACCGACGCGCTCGATCTAAATAAAACTGAATTTTTAGAAACAAATAAACAAGTCGCCGAAATAGTTATAAACGAATCTAAAAAATATGTCCCGGTACTTACAGGAGCTTTAGCGGCCGCGATTCGAAACGCGTCTACAAAGAAAAGCGCAAAAGTTAGAGCCGGTAACGTCGGCGTACAGTACGCCGGCCCGATTCACTTCGGCTGGCCAGCTCGAAGCATTAAACCTAATACGTTTCTTTATGAAGCAATAGACGCTCGTAAGAGCGAAGTAGCTAATCGTTACGCGGAGTTAGTATCCGATCTAATAACAAAATACGATCTAGGATAAAACTATGGCTAAACCGATTACCGTCTCTATCGTCGGCAACGCCGGCCCGCTAAAAAAAGCGGTAGGCGAAGCCGAATCGTCTTTAGATCGTTTATCCGGATCTTTCAAAAAAATAGGTATAGCAACGGCGGCCGGCTTTGCGGCCGTAGGCGCTGGAGCAGTTTTAGCGATCGGCAAAGCTTCGGATCTAAATGAAACTATCTCAAAAGTCGCGGTAGTTTTCGGCGACGCTAATAAGTCAATAGAAAAGTTTGCTAGCGACGCGGCAACTAATCTCGGACAAACTCGACAACAAGCTTTAGACGCTTCGGCTTCTTTCGGTATTTTCGGTAAAGCCGCCGGTCTTACCGGCGAAAAGTTGGCTACGTTTTCTACAGATTTTACGGGACTCGCTTCAGATTTAGCGTCGTTTAATAATACAAGTCCGGAGCAAGCGATAAACGCGATCGGCGCGGCGCTTCGTGGAGAATCCGAACCGCTACGAAGTTACGGCGTTCTTTTAAACGATGCCACACTTAAACAAGCGGCTTTAGAGCTTGGCATATTTAGCGGGAGCGGAGCGCTTGACGCTCAACAAAAGATCCTTGCCGCGCAAAAGGTTATTTATGAGCAGACGGGAGACGCTCAAGGCGACTTTGCTCGAACTTCGGACGGTCTAGCTAATACGCAAAGAATTTTATCGGCACAACTTCAAAACGTAGTTACGGATATCGGTATGGCTTTATTACCGGTCGCGCTTAAACTAACTAGCGTTTTCGCGGACGTTTTAACGCCGTCAGTAGCTTTTATAAACGAAAAGGTACTACCCGCGCTTAGTGAGCAACTAACTAAAGTAGGCACTTTTATAACCGAGACACTCGTCCCGGCTTTTCAAACTTATTTTCTTCCGGTAATAAAAACGCTAGTCGAATTCGTACAAAGGAATTTAATACCCGCGTTTTTCGCTTTCGTCGGATTTATAAAAGATACGTTAATTCCGATCGTGCTCTCTATCGCTATTCCGATCTTCGAGGGACTAGCCAAAATTTTTACTATCGTCGCGCAAAAGATAGACGAGAATCGCGAAACGATTATAAAGTACTTCAACTTTTTACAGGCGTTTTATACACTCATTAAAGAAAAGATCGCTCCCGTAGTCGGCGTCGTATTAAAAGTAGCGTTCGAGATATTAGCTAAAGCGATCGGGCCAGCGATAGACGTCATCTTTTTATTTATAGACGCGTTCGCAAGTATCGGGACGTTTCTAGTAAAAGTAGCTAACGGCGTACTCGGCACGATTGAAACTATGGTAAACGGAATAATCGCCGGCGTAAATAAAGCGATAGACGTTTTAAATATGTTGCCGGGAGTAGACATAGGTAAAACGGGAGCAATAAATTTAACCTTGCCGACTATTAGCGCTCCAGCTGGAAGCGCGACAACGGTAACGACTCCGACTCTCGCCGATCGTGTACCCGATCCCGTTTTTATTGCACCGACTACAGGGACGACGATCTCGACTCCGGCAAGCTCAAGCGGCGGCGGCAGTAAAGGCGGCGGCGGCGGTCTATCTTCGGCAGAAATAGCGGCAATAAACGCCGGCAATAATGGCGCTCCCGTTTCTTCTTCTTTCGCTTTCGGTAACGCCGAACGAATCGCTAATATGCTTACAGCGCGAGAAAATGCGGCCGCTACTGTAAATATCACAGTAAACACGGTTACGGCCGACGCTGGACTTCCGAACCTTATAGTCGAACAATTACAGCTCTATAACCTAATTAGCGGGCCGGCCGACATTGTGGTAACGCGCTAAATATGGCGACGATCGTAACCGGCGGATCTTATGTCTTGGAAATGGACACCGGCTTTGGCGACGGCTTCACACTTGACGACTTACAGCAAGGGAAACTAAATAATACGAGCTACGTTTTAGACGGCGTAGATCAGTTTTCCGAGATCACGTCTCAAGTTACAAGTATTCGAGCGTTTCGCGGCAAAAAAACGGTTAGCGACTCGATAGCTCCCGGCATAATGTCAATACAGGCAATAGATCCGACTCGCGCTTTCGATCCGTTTAACGAAGCTTCCGTTTACTATAACGAAGCCGACGACACTCCCGGATTATCGCCGCTTCGACAGATACGTTTATCTCGTAATGGCGACTATATTTTTAAAGGACGAGTCGTAAGTTTTGCATACGACTACGGGACGGCACAAACTAAAAACTTGCCGACGGTATCTATAACTTGCGCCGATGATCTATTTTTATTATCTAATACTTTTCTTAACGCGTTTACACCTAGCACCGAACTATCGTCCGCTCGAGTTACCACAATTCTTGATCGGCCCGAAGTCGCCTATCCAGCCGGGACAAGAGACATCGCGACCGGCACTACGACGCTAGGTAATTATCCGATAAGCGAGGGTACGTCGGTCTTAAGTTATTTACGTTCAATATCAGACGACGCCGAATCCGGCCGCGTGTACGTTTCGCGTACCGGCTATCTCACCTACGACGCTCGAATAGGAAACACTCTCGCCGGCGCGACAGTAATCTTCTCGGACGCTGGAGTAAATACGCCGTACTCGGCGCTCTCTATCGACTACTCCACCGATCAAGTTATAAACCGGGCGACAGTAGAGCGCGTCGGCGGTACAGCTCAGACGGACACCGATAGCGCTTCGATAGCGCTCTATCAGATACAAGCCGTATCTATAACCGGCTCGCTACTCTCCAGCGACGCGCAAGCTCTCACGTTCGCCAAATATCTCATAGACGGGACTCCAGCGCCGCGATTCTCAGACGTTTTAGTAAACTTCGCAAGCCTTACAACTCCACAAAAAAACGCCGTCGCGCTACTCGAGATCGGCGACACCATACAAATTACCCGAAGCTTCTCCAGCGGATCGCCGGCTTCAATAACTAGCGAACTAGCCATAGAGGGAATCGAGCATACGATCGACCCGTTTAGCGGTCATCGTATGCGAATCTTTACGAGTCCTACGAATCTTGTTTACGAGCTACTTTTAAACGACGCTCAATACGGAAAACTAGATTCCTCTAACGTGCTAGGCGCTTAGGTTAGACTCCGCGTATGGCTAAACAAACTTTTACTAGCGGACAAGTTTTAACCGCCGCTCAAGTAAACGCTTTACAAAGCAACGACTTTAATCAGACGGTAACAACTAAAACGACAAGCTACACGCCGACAACCACTACCGATATCGGGACGCGCGTAATAATGAACTCCGCGAGCGCGACGACGATAACTATAAACACTTCGATCTATAGCGCTGGAGATACGTTTTTCATATCTAATATCGGCGTCGGAGTTTGCACACTCACGACGGGTACTTGCACGATTACTACGGCCGGCTCGCTCGCGATACCTCAGTACGGCGGCGGGACTCTCTACTTCACTTCCGCTAGTGCCGCGATCTATTATCCGTCCGCAGGCCCTACCGCGTCCAGCGGCTTAACTTATATCGGCGGCGGCGCGTTAAGTACAACTAGCACGACTTTTAGTAGCGCGTTTAGTGCGACATACGATAATTATTTAGTAACCGTAAATTCTTTAACACCGTCTACAGGAACTCCAAATATGAATTTAACACTAGGAGCGGCGACGTCTAGCTATGTATTTTCTAATATGTATGCAAATGCAACTGCCGCTTGGGCTTTTAGTCAAGGTTCTTCTAGCGCTTCGTCAATTTATTTAAACGATTTAGGCGCATCAACAGCACCACAAAGTACTCGCATAGAAATTATGTCGCCGTTTATAGCAGAAAAAACAACCGTCTTAGCAACGGGACTAAATTACACAGGCTCTCAATGGCTTTACACAGTAGGAGCGCATACGGGCGCGACTTCCTTTACTTCGTTTACGCTTTCGAGCAGTACGGCGGCAACTTTAAGCGGGACAGTCAGAATATACGGATACGCAAATAGTTAGGAAATTATGACAACACCACAAAAAACTATATTTAATATCGAGACAGGCGAAACAACTACTCGCGATTTTAACGAAACGGAATTAGCTCAATTTAACGCCGACAAACTTACAGCCGAGCAAAACGCCGAAGCTTTAGCAAAAGCTCAAGCCGACAAAGAAGCGACACGCGCCGCCGTCTTAACGCGGCTCGGACTAACGTCGGATGAACTACTCGCGCTTCTTTCGTAGTTTAATAATTCTGCCGGCGCTCGGCTTTTCGTTTTATCCGTTGCCGGCTTCGGCTAATCACAATACGACGACTACCACTTTTAGCGCGACTTCGAGCACGACGACGACTTTATTCTTGGAGACTACTTCTACTTCTTCAACTACAAGCGAGCCGGCTTCGACAACTACTAGCACTACGACAACTACTAGCACTACGACAACTACTAGCACTACTTCAACGTCCAGCACTACGACGACAACTATTCCGGAAACTACGTCTAGTACTACGACGACAATTTTCAAAGATGTTTTAAAAACTCCGATAGCTATTAGTACTACTTCAACGTCCAGCACTACGACGACTACTACGCCGCCGACTACTACGACCCGATTCGAGACCCCCGAAACGAATCCGCCGGTAGGCCCGATGCCTACGATCCCGGTAACTACTCAAGAGCCGACGACGACAACTATTAAAAGATCTATAGAGCCTTTGATACCTACGACGATCCCGTTACTAAAAGAAGTCTTGATAACGGGATTACCGACTTCGATCCCGTTAGTAAAAGAAGTCTTGGTAACGGGATTACCTACGACGATCCCGTTAGTAACGACACCTAAACGGCCTACGGCGACGACACTCCCGAAAACTAGCTCTCTTACGTCTACAACCGCTCCGACGCCTACAAGTACACAAACGCCGCTAACGACGCCTATAACGGCTCTAATCACGCCTACGAGCGCTCCAACTGGTACGAATCCGATCTCTACGACCACGATCGCGGAGCAAACTCCGATAGTGGCAGATATCGCCGGCTTATCTGTACCGCTCACTCTTAAAGCGCTCAGTATGGTTAGCGACACTCAACTTGAAGAAACTTTAGGACAGCTATCGGACACCGATCCGACTCCGGAGCAAGCCGCCGAAATTATCGCAATTATCGAGCAAGCGCCATTGAAAGTAAAAACAAAATTTGAAGCAAAAGTAAACGTCTATTCCGGCGCTTACGACGACTATCGACCGATCGGACAAAATACGACGGTACGCGAACGGCGAGCGCTTGTCGCGATTAGTGGCGTATTTTCGTCCGTAGGTATGGCAGGATTAACGGGTGGATCTAAACGGCGAAATTAAAGCTCTTAGCTGGACTCTTGCCGCTACCGCGATTACGTTATGGACGCTTTCGGGAGCTACTCGTAAAGCGGGAATAATTATTACGATAGTTACTTTAATTATTTATATCGTCGCAACACTTTTACAAAAGGATAAATAAAAATGAATCAGACATACGACCAAAGCGCTAAAGGCGGAATACTCGGAATCGTTACCTATCTCGCTATGAAATATAAAGTAGATCCGACTCTTATCGCGATGTCGCTTCCGATGCTTTCGGCGCTTCTAGCTTGGGCTTCGACGAAGATCGGCGATCCAGCTATAGCTAGCTTCGTCGGCCGTTCGGCTAAAGACGGCAAACCGTTAAACGCTCAAAAATGATTCCGTTAAAAGTAAGTCGTCTAAAAAAAATGTTTACGCGTTTTCTTTTATCGTTCACGGCCGCGATTCTTATTTTTAATCGTTTCGGGCAGATTACTTTAACTACAGCAAACTTATATAGCTCGATACAAATAGCTTCGCTCGTCGCGATAGTAGGTCTAATAGTTTCGTTTACTTCGGTCGGCGAACTATGAAATATACAGGCTTCGACGGAAACGTAAAAGCAAAACGTCCAGCTATGGAAGCTTGGATAAAAAACGCTTTAACTTACTCTGAACTAAAAAACTTGGGATCTTGGGTAGTGCGCGAGCAAAGATCAAGCGGAGCAGTAAACCACGCCGGCATCCCGTCAGTACACGGGACAGGTCGCGCGGTAGATATCGGCTTTAGCGGAGTAGAAAACGGTCGCGCAAAATGCGAACGATTACTAGAACTTTTAACCGCAAACTTTGAGACGCTCGGCGTAGAAATGATTCTTGACTACTATCCGAAACCTTTCGGTCGCGGCTGGAGAGTAGATCGTAAAACGTGGCAGACTTACACAAAAGCGACGATCGCAGGCGCTCCCGGCGGTAATTGGATTCACGTTGAAGTCTCGCCAAAACTTTTAGAAACCGTCGCCGGCGTTAATTCCGCTTGGACACTTCTTACAGCTGCAAAAGCGATAACCGAAATTTAAAGTTTTAGACGTTTCGCTTCGAGCAATTCGCGACTAGCCACAAAAGAAAAAAAAAGAAAAAACCCCCGTCCGGATGCCTCACCCGGACTACCTAATCTTTTAATCGTTGCCTCGCGCCGCATTACTGACAGCGCGATCTACCCGCGTTACCGCGTTTTCTCGCCCCGATCCGTTGCACCGGATAACGGCCTATCGTGCTTCCCTCAAATTGTGAAGTCTGACTATAACTCCGAATCCTTGACTATGCAAGTCTCCCTAGTTACTATCTAAGAGTCGAAAGAAAGAGAGTGATAATGCCTACACGGAATTTATTTATAATTACTATCGCCGGCACTCAGATATGCAAAAAACAAGCGTTTAGTTTTATTGCTACCTACGGTAAAAGCGGAATAATTCGGACGAACGTCTTAGCCAGCGCTAAACAATTTACTAACGAAATAGAAGCTCTACACCTAGCAGAAACTTTACGAAACGAGTACAGCTGGCTAGATCCGCAAGTAGTCAAAATATCAAAATAACAAAACGAGGGAAAATGAAAAACGAAAAGAAACGTCCACCGATCACTTGGAATACAAAACCAAATAGCGTTCGCGAAATGTTAGCGGCCTTGCAAGAGTGCGACGAATTCGAAGCAAAACACGGGACGCTACATATCTACGAAAACCCGATAGTAACTAGAAAACTTATGTTAGATATATGTTTACGCATAACTTCCCTACAAAAGAAAAGACTCAAATAATGGCACTACAAAACTACGAAACCGTCGCGCAAAGACTCGAACGCTATTGGACAGATCATCCCGACGGCAAAGTCATAACCGAACTAATCGAAGCCGGCTCTAACTATTGGATCTTCAAAGCAACCATATATAAAAAAGCCGACGACGTAAACCCGATCTCTACCGGACACGCTCACGAAGTAATCGGAGCGAGTCAGATAAACAAGACAAGCGCTTTAGAAGTATGCGAAACGTCGGCAGTAGGACGAGCGTTAGCGCTCGCCGGCTATCACGGCTCACAAATAGCAAGCGCCGAAGAAATAACTCGAGCGAAGCAAAGACAAGCCGAACCCGATCCGCGTCCCGTTACTCGTATCGAGACAAGAGATCCAGCACCCGCGCCGACTCAAAGTAACAACATAAAAACGATCGGAGTAAAGAAATATTTAGATCTTCTTGCTAACGCTAAAACTATTGCGGATCTTATGAAAGCGGCCGAAACAATCGCGAACGACACGGAGCTAGCAGACTTTCAGAAAGACGTCTTGCGCGGTACTTGGGCCGAACGTCGCGCCGTCCTACAAGCCGACATAATAAAACTATGACACCTAACGAACTTACCGCAAGACTCTTTATCGCGTTTATAGCGTTTTTAGCTTTACTAAGTTTCTTTACAAAGGAGAATAAATAAATGAACGACGACAATCATTACGACGACGAGCAGATATCCGCGACGTTTCTAGAACTAATGCAATTCGCCGGAGTAAACGATCAAGTAACAATAAATAATGCGATCTTTCAAGCCGTAGAGGGACTACTAAAAAAAGTTTTAGAAAACGAGATAGCGCTAACTCTTGTACGCGAAGAACTTAAAACCCTATTTATAAACCTAACCGAAGATCTACTACAACTACAGACAGACATAGCGGCGCTAATAGATGTCGCTTCGCAAGCTGGAGCAGACTTCAACAAGACAAGAATCGAGTTAGAAGATCACTATAAAAAATGCGCGTTATATACACTCGAGCAACAAATACAGCACTACACCGACGAGACTCAAGGTAAATAATGGGCAACGCTCAAGAGAACTTATTCTCGATCTTCGAAGCGACTAGACTCGTCCGTACTACCGATCCGGACACGTCTCACCTAGCCGCAAAGTCGGCAAGCGTTAGAGGCCCTAACCAAAGGATAAAAGTATGGGACGCTTTAAACTTCTTAGGAGAAGCGACAGACTTCGAACTTTCGGAGTATCTCGGGATCTTGAGATCGAGCGCCGGGAAGCGACGACAAGAGCTAACCGAACTCGGCCTAGTCGAAGCGACAGACTTTCGCCGGCCTACCGATACCGGCGCTATGTCTATCGTATGGCGTCCGTGTCGGCTTTCGGAATTGGGATGTCCGTTTTAACTCTTACCGCTTACGCCGAAGCTCCAGCTCCACTACAATTAGAAGCGGACGGGATCGCGTTTAACTCGCTTCCCTCACGCTTAGACGAACGAGATCCCGTCCACGTTAAAGACTTTGATCCGTCGAAGATCGTTTATCGACACGGCGATATATCGTGGCTACCCGAATTAGCGGCGCTCGCCGGCTGGCCGGAGAACACTTGGAAAAAGCTCGGCGAAATAATTCTACGCGAAAGCGGCGGATGCGGGACGCGGATCGGGGGATCTGTGGTCGTCGGCGGTAACGGCCCGGACTCGTGCGAGATAATCGGATACGCCGAAACTAATCACTTATCTGACGTCGGACTCTTACAATTAAACGGGATCGTATACGACCCGAAGCGAAACCCTAACTCTCAGATATGCAAAGAATTAAAACTATGCACAAGAGAATCATTAAGAGACGGACTAAACAATTTACGCGCCGGCTTAATACTTTATAAGTTAAGCGTATGGGACGCTTGGAACGCTTGTCTATGGGACGCGAGCAGATGTCCTAAAGAAAAGACTAAAGATAACTAGCCTTTACTTATGTCGATCCCTCGCAAGAAATACCGTTATAACGATTCACTATGGAAACGTACACGTCTACAGATACTCCAGCGCGACGGCTACCGATGCAAGATCGGCCTAACAAAATGCACTGGCCTAGCTACGGCGGTTGATCATATAGTCCCGCTTGCTTATGGTGGACAAAAGTATGAAGCTAGTAATCTTCGGGCAACTTGCGCGTCTTGTAACTCAACTAGAAGCAATAAACTTAGAAGAAAACCGTCGCGAGTGTGGTAAATTTTAAACGAAATGAAACAAAAAACCCGATCGTTTTTTTATGAGTGTTCGAATCTGCA